GCAGCTTCTGAAAACTTTTGAGTAATATTCAAAAATCCTTGTGAAGCTGCTTGCCAATCGATAGGGCGCATACTGGTTGCCAACTTATCCCACCCTTCTTTCATACTACTTACCAGATTTCTCCAAGTATTTCGCATACCCTCAGCCGCACGCCTCACATTATCTTGTGCAGTGTGCAAAGGTTGCGATACATTATCTTTGGCTTCAAAAGTCCACGTTGTAGTGTGATTCACGGTTGCGGAGTATTAGGGGTTAGATTGTTTGCTAATTTCGTTCAGGACTTCTACCAAGGCACGCTTTACGGCTCGGTATAGAAGTTGTTCTTGGCATTTCATACTAAAATCAAGGGCTTTAAAATGCTCCTGCCAGTCTGTATCATTCATTATTTCGGGCTGCTGCCCATTGGCGCGGAGTAATGCATCTATGCCCTCTATAAAGTCGTACGCTTCTAAGGATAGTAGCGACGACTCTACACTTTTTTTAAGGCTACCTTTGAACTTTGCAATAGCTTACTAAGCTCGGTAATCAGGCCCATATAGATAGAAGCATCATTTTCCAACCACTCCATATCACCCTCCAATACACAATTCTTTACCAAAGCCTCATTAGCTTTGTCGGGGTTTTCTTGGTACTCTTTAGAGGTCACTAAAGAGAGTAAGTGCTTGTTAGGTTTTTTCACTAAAAAGTAAGCGGGTTCCTCACTGGCTTCCCCCTCCTTAGTAAAGGTAGTACCTGATGGATACACGGCTATTTCTCTTACCACATTAGGGTATTTAGCTTTGTAATTTTCAATATCAGCTTCAGTGTATTTTTTCATTTTAAACAGCTTTTAAAAGGTTTTTAAATATTCCAGTCAATATGACTTACAATAAGCTCAAACTTAATAGCTATAGAGCCGTCTCCTTGCTTGATAGCCATTTCAGTTCCTAAGAACTCAGCATTGCGTATTATATCCTTAATGATAAGTCCACTGGGGGCTTCATAGATAACAGGAATGTCGAAAGGCTCAATATCCTGCAGGCGGGTACCTTTGGGGAGCGAGCGGTGTATGCCGTCTACCTCTTCTTTAAGAATGGTAATAGAAGCCTTTGCCTCGTAGTTCTCCTCCGAGCGTCCCACGGGGAAGCCTCCTGCACCCATAATATTTGATTTTTTTGTACTATCTGAATAATTGATTTCAATAATACCTACCACATCGCGCCCTAATAGGTTGAAGGTTACACAGTTCCAACCTTGTAGTTTGCCGAAGTGATTGATAACGTTTGTATTTTTTGCCATAGCATTATAGATTAGAGGTTAGACCAATTTCGCCCTCAATAGCGTGTAGTATATCATCAGGCACCAGGCGTATTTTCACCTTTAAAGGCGTTTGCTCTGTTACCGTTTGCTTAGCGTCAATGCTTACTGCATAACCGCTAATCTCACCAGTTACTACCATTTGTCTTTCGATAGCTTTTCCCGCTAATTCTTGCAAAGAGGTAACAATACTATCTTTGAGGTAGCCTGTTTGTGGGTTTTTAGGCAGCTTACTTTTGATACGTGGTGAGAGGGTTTGTCTTACTAAGCGTGCCGCCTTATTCCATACTCTATTGTTTTCAATATAAGTATAATCAGACGCCTTGCTCACACAGGTAGGAGAGTTTGAAAGGAAAAAGCCTGCCATATCGGCATATTGTCCTGCCAAAATGTACCCTTTATCATTGAGTAGTTTCAGCTGTTCATTGCTAAGTTCCTCCGCACTTTGCCCTGTAGATATACCCCCGCTGATGTAACGTTTTTTACCCTCATCAGTAAGGGGATAGGTATTGCCTCCTTTAGCATTTTCAGGTTTGTTTTCAATATCAACAGAACCTAAATTTTCACTAACGTTGCGCACCGACAACATACCCAAAGCACTACCTACACTAGCGTGGTACTTGTAAGCCTCATCTATAGTAGCAATACCTTTGTCTTGGGCAATTATTACCGATACCTGTGGGGCATTCTTTTCTTTGAGGTCAGCAAAGTTATTTACCTCCAAGCCCTCTTTCCCTTTGCCCTCTATAAGCACAAAATCAATGAGAATACCATCTGGTTTTACGGCTTCCACAATTTGTGTTTGCAGCTCTTCTACATCGCTGGCAATAGAGGAAAGGTCATTGGTAAATCCAAAGAGCCCTACCCCTTTTACCTGTTTGTTAGCACGGATAGCTTTTACTATCTGCGCTGTACTATCCTGCATTTTACCTACTGCTACTGGTAGGAAAATGATATGGCTTTCGGGGGCTAAGCGGAAGACTTCAGATAGGTGATAGTGAGTTAATGCCTTTTGATTGGCATCCAAACTTTCAGTAATACCTACCGCTTCTGCATCCTTTAGCTGAATAAAAGATTTAGTTTCTCCGTGTGTGAGTTGGGTGCCTGCCACAGCCATTGCGGCAACTATTAAAAACAAATTGTCTTTAGTAGAAGCAGTACGCCCTAACCCTCCTTCAGCTTTTTTAAATGTAAATCCTTTGAGTTGTCCCATTTGTTATTCAGTTTTTTGTTCGTCGTCTTCTGTAGGCTCTTCAGTTTCTGTTTTTCCTTGTACAGTAGCTCCTTCTACTTTAGAATTTTCTGTTTTACCCTCTTTATCTTTTTTGATTTGCGGTACCTTGTTTGCTAACTTCACACTTTTGCTATTGTCAAAGGTATATACCTTACTATCAATAGAAGATGCGTGGAGCTGAGCGCGATTTTTTTCGTAGAAGACTTGTCCGTCTTCGGTGGCAAATACTTCGTCGAGGTTATTAGCTTGCATTACTTGTACAGCAATGGCTAAGAGTTGGGTGTATGTTTTTGGGTTTTCCATTGTTTTTTTTATTAGGTTTAAAAGGTTAAAAAAAGGGGTGGGCTTACGGGCGCACCCCGTCTATTAACTACCACTGATGATAGCAGCTGTACCTTCGTCTTTGATAGCTACACATACGAAGTGCATTTCAAAGCCTATAGTGTGCTTACGACCCTCTGGGTTTTCACTCTTCTCGCGCGCATAGCGTACGGCACTACCTACTGCCTTGACGGTGTAGTTTTTGTGGAACACAATAGAGGCTTCTTTCCCTTGAGGTACTGCACCAAAGGCTTCTTTTTCGCCGTTGTGGTAAGTAGGGGCGTAGGTGCTCTCATAGATTTCAAAGCCGTAGTAGTTATCGGCTATTTTACCGCTGTTGGCATCTTGGTATCGGGTTTTAAAGGTCAAGTCCTCAATAAGCAAGTCGGCAACGTGTTCAGAGCAAAGCACTAACACACGCCCTTTTTTAGGCACTTTGAGTTTGTCTTCCAATTTTTTCAACCTAATAATGTCTTTAGCGGTAAGTCGTTTGCGTCCTGTGCCATCGTCTTCACCTGTAGTGGTTATTACGGGTGTTTTATCGGTGTTTTTCTGAGGAGCTATAGACACTAAGGCGTGCTCGGCGGTTCTATCTTCGAGGGTTTCTCGGTGTTGTACTTGTACATCGCTTACCTTCTCATAAGGTAATGCGTAAAGCTCATCAGTAGTTACCTCTGTGTTTTCGGTCTCGTACTTATTAAGGGATATTATCACCTTGCCGTCTTCACGTTGGTGAGAGGCGATGGGATACACCGTGTTATTAATAAGCACCTTAGGGGCAAGCCCTCGCACAGGTATTTTAATAACATCGTTATTTAACCATTCGGGTTTTGATTTTACAGCACCGAGCCATTCGTTCTCGTGTCTGAATTGGGTAATGAGCTCTGTTACAGCAAGCTCATTTTTTAGGGGTAGGTTTTCGCTTCTTATTGGCATTTTCTATTTGTTTTTTTGTTGTTGATAGATTGCGTTAAGCTCTCTCACTTTTTTGGGGTCAGAAGCCATTAGCTCTTCTAAGGCTTGTGGATCCTTGGTGAGATAGTCGTTCAATGACCAATTGCTTTTGTCGGTAGCATTTTGGGCTGTGTGTTGGATAGACTGTGAGGCGGGTTTTGGAGCTTCTATATCGTCTAACAAAGCGGCGGTTTTGTCGTAATCGGCATTGGCAAGGCTTATGTATAAGTCCTTTTTGTCGGCTGCTATTTTTTTGTCGAGGATAGCTTTATTTACTAACTTTTCAGCGCGTGCGCTGGCTTGGGCTTTAGTTTGCGCCTCGTGTTGTTTGAGGGCGGCAATACGTTCTTTAATTTGCTCATCGGTGGCATTAGCAGCCATACCGAGTGCGGAGATAAACTCGTTTTTATCCATTGGTGTTATAATTTTAGGGTTTGTTACTACATTGGGTTGTGGCAGGTGTTTGCAGCCACAGGCTTGCATCATTGCTACTGTTTCGGTAGTGATTTCGGGGTCGCCATCTGTAATCTCGGTGATGAGCCCTAATTCCTTAGCTTCGGTAGCGTTAAGCCAATAGTCTTGTTGCCACAGCTGGTCTATCTCTTCAGTGGTTTTACTAAAACGGCTGGCGTAGACTTCTCTGTATTGAGTGGTGAGGTTTTCGAGGTGTTTTTCTTCGGCTTTGAGCTGGTCGATATTGCCATAGAAGTCAGTAATGGGTTTGTGTATCATAAATTGCGAGCTCTTATAGGATTTAGCAGGAAAATGTGCCATTATATAAGTGCCTGCAGAAGCTACCAAGGCACCTGCGGTAACGGTTACGCTACTCATTCGCTTGAGCTGATTCACTATTTCGGTAGCTTCATATACTGAACCGCCTTGTGTATTGAGATATACAGTAGCAGTAGTGATGCCTTGTTTGATAGCTCTATCTACCTCATAACTGAAGTCGGAGGCTGTCCAGCCATAGTATATCACCCCTGTAATACTGAGCTCTAACACTCCTGCTTGGGCGTTGATTTTTGCAATAATATTTGATGGTTTGTTGTTCATAGGCTTGAGCCTTTTGGGTTGCTGTTTGTTGGTGCAAAATTCCAAAGAAGGGGGCAGGCTTGCAAATTGGTGTCCCAAAATAGGCAGTAAATCCGACCTAAAATAGGCAGTAAATTCGACCTATTTTGGGACGACAATTTTTATACATTAGGGGCTTTGTGGAACTTTGCACTGCTAAAAAGTAGAAGTATGGCAAAAGAAATAGAGAAAAAATCGGCACGTATCTTATTCATTGAGCAAGGCAAATCGGCTGAAGAGATTGCTGGTCAACTCAGTGTGAATAAGCGTACTGTAGACCGCTGGGCTACGGAGGGTGAATGGCGCAAAATACGCGATGCTAAAGCTAATTCTGGCAAGGAACGCATTGAGCGTACCCAGCTGGTAGTAGACTCGCTTACTGACCGCCGTTTGCAGGTGATTGAACAGATAAAGGAGAAAGAAGCCGAGATAAAGTATGCCGATAAGGATGAGGAAAGTAACCTACAAAAAGAACTATTGGAGCTGCGCAAAGAATGCGCCTCAATTGACGATGCTATTGCCAAATGGAACAAGCGTATTGAAAACCTTATAAAGGGCACTAAGATTACCCTTTCAATATATATAGAAGTAATGGAGAGTGTCTTCGAAGCCTTGCGCCTCAAAGATGAGAAGCTCTATATGCTTACTTTAGATTTCCAAGAGGAACACCTACACGAGGTAGCCGATAAAAAGTTTTAAGCAATGAAAGTAGAAGACAAAATAGCCAAAGAGCGGTACTTACAAAAAATAGCCTTTGCAAAGAGTGCAGGGTCACGTTTCGCCAATGAAACCGCAGAAGAGCGCAAGGCAAATATAGAGGCGTGCCGTAAGAACCCACGACTAATGGTGGAACGCTACTTCCCTCATTATGCCGATGCTCCTTGTGCTGACTTCCAAATAGAATGGGCTAAAATGGTACAAAAGAACCCTACTTTTAAGGGGTTTTGCCAATGGGGGCGTGCGCTTGCTAAATCGGTATGGAATGATATTTTTCTGCCTTTTTGGCTGTGGTTGCAAGGCGAACCTATGTACTTGGTGATTATTGGTAATAGTTATGAACGTGCCGAGCAGCTGTTGGAGGATATTAAAGCAGAGTTTGAAGCTAACCCGCGTATCCTTGCCGACTTTGGCGAGCAAAAACAGCTGGGAACTTGGGAAGACGGCTTTTTTATTACCAAGGGTGGCTTTATAGGGCAGGCTCTTGGTATGGGACAAAATACGCGTGGGTTACGTGTGAAAAACAAACGCCCTACCTTTATCGTAGCTGACGACTTGGAGGATAAGGAAATTAATAAGAACCCACGCCGACAAGAGGAAGTAGTAAAGTGGATAGATACCGCTCTTATTCCTACTATGGACGGCAAATATCGCCGCTTTGTACAGGCAAACAACCGCTTTGCCCCCGTGATGATACAAACAATACTACAGGACAAGCATCCTAAGTGGAAGGTACACCAAGTAAACGCTTATGACCCTGTAACCTACGCCCCTACGTGGGTGGGTAAATATGATGATACCTACTTCTATGAATTGGTGTATGGTGCAGACGGCATAGGTGAATTAGCCGCTAATGCCGAGTATAACAATAGTCCCTACATTGAGGGGGTGATTTTTAAAGAGGAACAATTCCAATGGGTAAAACTCCCCCAACTTCGTACTATGGAGTTCATCATCGGGCATTGGGATATTGCCTACGCAGGCAATGCCACCAGTGACTACAATGCCGTAGTGGTAGAGGGTATTAAAGAGCGTAAGTTCTATGTGATTGATACCTTTTGTAGACAGACGAAAATGCGGGCAGCTGTAGAATGGATGTGTCAGTTTCAAAAGCACCTACCCGCAGGGGTAGTGATACACTGGCAGTACGAAGCCCAGTTTTGGAATGATGAGGTACAGCGTACTATTCGAGAGGTGGAAAAGGAAACTGGCATTACCCTCAACCTTACCAAGCGTACCTTGGATAAGACTCGTAAGATAGACCGTATGATGAGTATGCAGCCTTACTATCAGAATGGGCGTGTCTTCTACAATGAAGCCCTTAAAGGCTCAGTAGATATGCAAACAGGTACGGGGCAACTCAAGAGTATAGAACCTCAGTATAAAACCCACGACGACTGGCCTGATGCCCACCAAATATGCACTACCGACTTGGAAGCCTATATGCCTAACAATAGCTTTAAAGTACTAATGGGCAAAATGAAAACCTTTAATCGCTGGTAGCAAGTAGCACTTGCAAGCAGTTTTTTAAGACTAACCTTAATCCCCGCTACCCCGTGCGGTTTGACCCCTCGCCTTTGGAGAGGGGAACGGGGTGAGGAATGATATACCTAAGAAAAGAAAACCTTATTTCCAAAGCCTTTGAGCGCGCTATTGATGAGAGTAGCAAGGACTTTGAACAAGCCCTCATTGATAGCGAAGCCGAGCATATCGCTATTTTTAAAACGCTTTTAAAACGCTTTTATGATGTAGAGAAAATATTTAGCCCTAATGCTCCTATCTATAACGATTTATTAGGGCGTATGCTTACCTTCTTGGTGTTGCACGATGTGTTCTCACGCAACGCCTACCGCAAGTATAACCCTAATAGTAATACCGAAAAACAAAAGGAATGGGCTGAAGCACTCTTGGACAAGTTATCTAAGGGTATTTATATATTGGAGGACTTACCCAAACCTCCTGCCAATGAGCAAAAGGGAAGCAGCGCACGCTTCCTCTATGGTAATCTTACTAACAACGACTTTTATATCTAATAACCAATGAATATCTTACAAAAAGCCTATAACCGTGTACAAGCCTACTTTGTGGCTAAAGCTCCCTTCACGATGCTTAAGGTAGCCTTGGCGGGGCGTAGCAATAGTGCACCCTCACAAAATATCAGTTACCAAGCCAAAATGTTGCGGGTGGAAACCCTTAACGATTGGAAAATGGGAGTAATGCTCGCTACCAACCCCGACAACCCCGAAAAGCTAAAGCTACGCCAACTATACGACAACTTAGAGCAAGACAACCATCTGGGCTCAGTGATTGAAAGCCGTATTGCCAAAACACAACAGTCACCTTTTCGCCTCGTGAACGCTAAGAAAGAACGCAACGAGGAAGCTAAGGAACTGTTAGAAACTATGTGGTTTCAGGACTTTATCAAACTCGTACTGATGAGTAAGTTTCAAGGTACTACCCTTATTGAGCTATTCAATACCGATGAGAACGGCGAGCTTACCGAAGTAACCGAGATAGGGCAAGCCTACTTTAACCCCCTCAAAGGTATTGTACTCAAGGAAGCAGGCGACACTACAGGTACACCCTACAAAGAAGGTAACCTTGCTAACTTCTATATCCAAGTGGGCAGGGACTACAACGATTTAGGACAATATGCTTTGGCTGCCCCTATTATCTTAGCCAAAAAGCTCGGCTTAGGTTCGTGGCTCGACTTCATTGAAAAGTACGGCGTGCCTCCTCTGTTTATTACTACAGAAAGAGAAGACGATACACGCCTTAATGAACTCTTTGAAATGGCTACCAACTTCAAACGCAATGCCTTTATGGTAGGGCGTGGCAATGAAAAGTTTGAAGTACCAAGCATTTCTTTAAACAATAGTGAGGGAGTTTTTGATACTCTGATAAAGCGTGCCGATAACGAAATCTCTAAACGCTTTTTAGGAGGCACAGGACTCACTGATGAGAAAGGCTTTGTAGGCTCGGTAGAAGTGCAGTTTGAGCTGGCTTCCTACCGCTTTCAAAGCGACAAACTGCTTGTAAAGCATATTATTAATAAGAAGCTCATACCACTGTTGGTAAAGCTCTCACCCGCCTATGCGCCTCTAAAAGACTTGCGTTTTGAATGGGACGACGAAGAGCCCCTAACAGCCGAGAAGTTCTGTAAAATGGTAGATACATTAGGTGTTTATTACGACTTTGACCCCGAACAAGTAGAAACCATTACAGGGCTCAAGATAGTAGGTATAAAAAGCCAAACCCCTAACCTCCCACCAGTGGAAGGCTCAAAAAAAAAAGCCTATACGATAACGCCCTAAACGAGCGTTGGCAACTGCACCGAGCCCTTTTGCGTGTTGAGGAACTCTATACGCATAGTCACTGCGACTGCACTCCCCTCTACTTGGGAGAGGGGCAAGGGGTGAGGAGTTTAGACCTTACAGGTTGGCTAAAAGTAATGGAGCAAATTGCCAAAGATAGATATAACGGTACCCTCAAAAAAGGAGAACTATCCAACGGCTATATTTTAGAAACCTACAAAGAACTAAACGGGGCTATGTGGGAGGGCTTTGGTAAAGATAACTTTAAGGTAAATAAGCAAACGGGAGCTATATCGCCCGAAGTACTGCAAATGCAGCGCAATCTATACAAGTTTAGCGGGGCAAAAAACTATGTACTCCTACAGCAGATAAATGAAATCTTACGCTCGGACAAAGGAAAGAATTGGCAAACATTCCTACAAGAGGTACAGAAGCTAAACCCTAAGTACAACAAGAACTACCTCCAAGCTGAGTGGCAAACAGCTAAACAAGCGGGCTACCACGCTGCTAATTGGCAGGAGTATGTAAAGCGTAAAGACTTATACCCTAACCTAAAATATTGTACCCAAAAAGACGAAAGAGTGCGAGAAGAGCACCGCCCCTTAGAGGGCTTTATTGCTCCTATTGAAAGCGATTTTTGGAAAGACTTCTACCCACCCAATGGCTGGCGTTGTCGCTGCTTTGTAGTACAAACGGCAGAACCCGCAAGTACAGGAGATATGCCTCAGCTCAGCGATAAAGACTTTCCTAAAGAGTTTCGGGGTAATGTAGCCATTAGTGGGCAAGTGTTCAAAGAGGATAATACAAACCAAGGCAAACCTCA